CTTACCGTCCAGATAGATGTGCGAATGTACTGTAATATCACCGCCCATCTGGTCTAAGGGAATGATGGCCTCCGGGCCTGCCTCGCCTACCATAGCGAGCTGGGGAGAGGTTACTATGCCGCCCGATGCGTAGCCGTTGATATTGTTTGCAAATCCTCCCCCGATGTTATCCCACGAATTACCACCTGTTAAACTTGACCAGGCATTACCAATGTCATTGGCGATTTGCTGTACGATATTCCATGCGTCTTGAAATGGTTGTGCTATCCATTGCACCACATCAGAGAAAGCATCCTTAATTCCTTCCACAATACCGACAAAAAATGCTACTATACTATCCCAATTTTTGATTATCAAGAGAGGTATACCGATCATTGGGAATATCACTGCCAGTATTTCCGCTCCATATTGATCAAAAATATCAACTATCCCCGACCAAAGATCAACAAAGAATTGCGATATGACTTTCCAGTTAGCGATTATGACCGCCACGATAGCTATTAACGCAACCACAGCTAATATAACTAAGCCGATAGGACCAAGTGCAGCGGTAAACCCAGCGCCCATTATTGACCCGGCTGCTAGTATTGCAGGGGCTATCATTATAAATGTACCTAGTACCGTTAAAAGTATCCCCAGCGTAGCAGCAGCTATAACGATAACCTGTGTTAATTCAGGGTTTGCTTTTGCCCATTCACCCACGGCGGTTATGGCCTTGCTAATATCATCAATAAGAGGTTGCAGTATGGGAATAAGAACCGTTGCGATAGTAGCACCCAAAACTTTAAATTGTTTACCCAAAGTATCAAGGGAATCCCCAAGTTTATCACCTGCATCAATGGCATCGTTACCAACAATTAAACCTTTCTCTTTAGCTGATTTAAAAAATGCGAGTATTCCTTCTTCTCCTGCGGATAATAACGGAAGGATTGTGGTAGCACCCTTGCCCAAAAGGGTTAACGCTAAACCAGTACGCTCAACTTCATTCGGAACGTTTGACAATGCCCTGACTATTGTCATCAAATATTCATCAGGTTTCATTTTCTTCAGTTCTTCTGCATTTAATCCTAACCGTCTCCAGGCATCAGGAACCTCAGCACTCGCTTTCGATAAAGCATCCATTTTGTCTTTTATTTCGCCTATTTTATTAGCCGTAGTTGTATCGTTTTGTATTTGTTTTATTTGTTCGTTATATGCTAATATTTTGGCAGCCGTTCCTTTTGCCGTAGGATCAAGGAGAGCCATTTTATTCCGAATGGCCTGAATTTTATTATCAACACTGCTTTTTACAATGTTATCCATTTCAGTTTGGAGCGCAGCCATTTCCTGAGTAACATCCTTCCCGGTATTAGTTGCGGCATCCAAGTTCTTCTGAACGAATTTCATTATATTTCCCAAATCCTCTCCACTACCACCTGTCATAGTAAGAGCATAATCTAATTGCTGAATAGTATCAGTGGTTAAACCCGTAGCATCTGACATATCCTTTATTTTCCCCGCAACATCCGTAAAACCTACTACACAAGCGGTCAAGGTTCCTGTAATAATCGCACCCGCTGCTGTCATGGATGCGCCTATGGCCTTTGAGTGTTTTTGGAAACTCTCAGAAAAAGACGATGTTTGTTTTTCGGCATCGTCCAGTCCTTTAGTTAGCCCGGACATATCAGCGGAAATTTTGACAGCGAGTTCAGCTAATGTATCACCTACTCCCATATCTACTCCTCAGTTAAAACGGCTAATACCTCAGATACTTTTTTGCTTATTTCCTTCAGGCTGGACACAGTGACTTTCTGCGATGTAATATCCTCAAATTTCAAATCAGTGTATTTTGATTTAAGAATTATCCAGAGTAGTTTATACATCACTGTTACTTGCCCCTGTTTGACAATATCACCTAATGCTCCCCCAAATTCCCTCTCAATATCCATCAGTAGAGCACCAGTTAACACGGGTAATTCGTATGTATTATCACCTACTTTTAGGGTTTGCAGTTCGTCATCCTTTAATAGTTTGCTCATTAATCCATCCTTAATGTATAATTAACTTATGGCTATTTTTTCACCTGAAGAAAATGTACTGTATCATTTATTTTCTGATTCCAAAGGTAATACTAACCAAGTTATACCAGCTATAAACTGTATTAAGTCATCCCGAGATAAAAATGTATTTCTTTATCTGCATGGATTTACTGATGGGAATGAACACTCCCTCAAAGAAGCATCTAAGATATTCAATCTATCCGGTGAACGTTGTAGGCAGATAAACCATAAATGCCTCAGGTTTTTACGTCAGCCCATGTTTTGGGGTAATATAACCGGTTAATCCTCCGGGAGTTTTATATTTGCCTTTTCAATTGCTGCTTTAAGATTGTCCGGTGTGTCTTGTCTCTGGGGAGGCTGGCCGATGAAGTCTTTAACCTGGTAATGGTTTCCTTTCTTTTGAGCATTGGCCCAGGTTGCTATAATGAGCGCTGCGTTAGAAGCTATCCTATAATCCTCCATAGATTTCTGATATTGAAGTTCTTTGATAAAAGTGCGTACCTTTTTAATAGGTGTCTCATTGACGAACCTACAGGCTTCCGGGTATGTCCAATGGCAGATAAGGCAGAGCGACACAATCAGTTCATCCATACCATCTCCAAAGGACGATTAATCATTTTCCTTAACTCTAATTTACCGAAGTTCACTTCTACTTTTGACTGTGAAACAAGGGCCAGCGTATCTCCCACTAATTGAAAGTAATTCGCTGTTACCTCGCCCGGTTCTTTTAAGAGCCAGAACGCTTTGCAAGTTGCTTTCGTCTGGACTTTTGAATACTTGCGGCCGTCTGCCTGGTTAATTGCGGTCAGCCTTAAAGTAAGTTCCCAATCCTTAAACCCGCCTATTTGCTCACCGTCAACTGTGAAAGTTCCTATGTCACCGATCATAATGAGGCGGTTTCGAGCGCTCCGCTGCCCTGGAAGGTATAGCTGTAAGAGACAATGCCGTCATGCGAAACGGACGGAGAAATCCCGGTTATGAAAGCATCCCCTATCCATTGCTGGCCGGGTGTTAAACTTTCCCCAAGGGCGAGGATAATCGAAGTGCCCAGGCTTAAAGGTACGCCATCCTTAACCCTCGAATGTTCCTGCCCATCCTGACCCGCCGATGATGAATGATTTTGCCCCAGCGTCAGCGAAGTCTGTCGTTTCGAGAGTGTCAGCGTTATAATCCAGAGTCCATGACTTGATACCGTCCACCTCTGCAATCGCCTCAACGTCGTCAATGTCAAAAGTGCCATCTGCGAGGTCAGTTTGCTGATACAGTCCCACGGATAGGACAGCGTTTAAAGCCGAGGGTGTAGTCATGGGCAAAAGGCAGCGCCGCCATGTGGCCGCCGTTAAGGCCGGTATGCTTAAAGTTTCCTCCGGGGCGGCTGCGCCTGTTTGTTCGTCTACCAAGAATTGAAGATCATCCGCTGCCGTATCAACGCTGGACCTTATCCAAAGATAAATTGCGTCATAGGCCGAGATGTCTTTCGATGATATGTCCTCATACATCATTAAAGTGGTTGCGCCGAGAGTTGTGGTCGTGCCCCTGGCGCAATTCGTCCCTATCTTTCCGGTTGTCGTGGAGACTGCCGTCGCGCCCGTCCCGGCTGCCCAGGCATCCTCACAGTCATCAATAACTGTGGCCCCTGTGTATACGTTTCCTGCTTTTCCTGCTAAATGTCCCATATTTCACCACCTTATGCGATCGGTACGGTCAACGCGCCTGTGCCCTGGAATGTATATGAATATGAGACGATTCCATCAACGGCAGCGCCCGCCGAGATCCCAGTGATAAAAGCGGTGCCGGTCCAGTAAGCGCCTGCGGCCACTTCATAAAGTTTCAGCGTGATTGACGTGCCGATAGTCTGAGGCACACCGTCTTTATAACCTTCAAAAGTCCCGGACCAGCCGGAGCCTCCGGCGATGTAAGACTTAACGCCTGCATCGGCGAAGTCGGTTGTTTCGAGCATATCTACGTTGTAATCGAGTGTCCATGATTTAATGCCGGACACGGCGGAACCCGTGTCGACCTGGCCAGATTTCCCGCTTACGTGTGACAAATTGCACCTCCTAAGTTGATACTATCTGAATATTTCTATTACTGTATTTCTGCCTTTGACGATAGAGATTGATTTAAGGTTATACCCTCTGAGTTCGGCCAGGTTTAACCCGGTATTGATATAGTCTGAGTTCGGGAGTTCGAGAACTTGTGCCTTGCGTACTTGTACGTCTTTTTGTACAACCTTTTCGTCATTTAATATCGCTGTGTTTTTCGCCTTTTTAAATGCCATTTTATAAGCTCCCCTGTACTCGATACCTCAAAGGTATCTGGTAAATCTTACTATCGGCATCGTAAATTACTGAGCCGACGTATTCTCGTTTGCATACCATCGACGTATAACCCGTGATAGTCAAAGTAACATTACTTAATGCCGTGTTCACAAGTCCGGCCAGTATCATTGCATGAGCTACGCTTGTCGAGGTAAAGCAGTTCACATAAAAAGTCATATCCTCAATGGCTGCGATGTGTTCAAATGTCCCTATCGGCATGTCCGTGAGTAATCCGAACGTCACATAAGGCACGACTGCCGTTTGAGGGGCAACCGTGTTATACGTGAGAGTGTCGAAACAGGTCCAAACCAAAGTCCCGGCACCGTCCGCTGTGGTGCCGCCGTTCGTAGTGCCCCAGGTTGGCTCCGTGACGGCTGCCGAAGTCCCGGCGGTTGAGCAGATATAGGCATGGGAAGCATAGGCCGTAGGCTTCATAATAGCGCCCTTTGCGTAGGCCGTTCCCGCCGTCCAGGTTGTCGGCCATAGTTTCAGCTTAGAATAAAATCCTGTCGTAAAAGCGGTTATCATTCTTTCAGAAGTTCCTTAATTTTCCCTTTGTTTGATTCGAGAGCAGGAAAGAGAAAAGGATGAGCTGGCATTTTTGACGTGCCAAATTCCTGATATGAGGCATAGACTACGTTCGTGCCTACAATCCCGACAATATCTTCATCGTCTTTTTCTATACGGTGAGTGATCGAGGCCCGCAGTCTGCCAGTGTCTACCGGGGCATTGATTTTAGCGTCCCTTTCAACTAATAGGCAGGCTTTTTCCATATTGCGATCAAGTTTATCTTTGATGTTCTTTTTCTGTTCCTCCCCATGCCAGTTTAAGATCGTGTTGATATTAGCCATTTAATCTACCTCAAGAACATCTGCCTCGATGTGTCCTATGCCGGATGAAAGTTCTGAGGGTTTCTGGACAGAACGCACTTCAAAAGTACGGCCGTCAAATGTCACCCTATCGGTTGCATTTAAAGTTACGGATGCGTCGCAGTACAATTTATGAGTTGCGTATACCGTGGTTTTGTCTGCAGACAAGCGTTCGTTAGCTCCGAGAATTGAAAGACGGCCTTTGAAAGCGGTGCCTGCTGTCCAGGCTTCAACCTGGCCGCCGACTCCATCGTCTGTTACTCCCAATGTGTAAGGAGTGAACGTGTCTTTTAATAAGCTGCTGAATGACATTAAGCCCTCATAATCCTGTAATCTTTCAGGTATTCATTACATATCGTATTAGTCACGGTTTTATCCAGTGAGTAAGAGTAATCCCCCAGGCGCTCGCTCTGTATCCCGGCCTTGTTGCGGTTTTGATAAATGGCCGATGATAGCGCCATAGCTGCCTGCCACACATCATACGGATACTGGTAAATATAAATTGACTTTGCCGTATCGTGTGTGGCTGCTGTCGTGCCATTGACTCCCCGGATGACCGTTAAGGTCGTGGTTGCTATGGACTCAATGAACATCTGCTCACTTTCAACCAGGATAGTTTGACCGGGTGAAAGATTCGTCACAGCGGTTACATCAACGCCCACTTCGGAAGCGTCGAGAGCTTCGTTTGTCGTTGTGTCGATTAAATAAGGCGTTGCACTGATACCGTCGCCATATCCCCAGGCTCCCGCGATCTCCACGGACTTACTGCCTGCGCCAAAGCCGCCATAATCCGAAGCCTCGCTTATATCGATATGATATTTCGGATATTTATTCAAAGGATAAAGGTTATAATCAGTCGTGGCATAGGTGTTCTCGAATGTTGCGTCTCCGTCCTCATCTGTTTTAAGAGTGGTGATAGACAGAAGGTCGTCAACCCAAAGGCGGCACCCGGCTCCGTCAAAGTACCTTGTTTCACTTTTGACGTAGAAGGACCTGCCGCAAAAGCGATCAATTATCCTGGCTGCGGCCTCGGCTGTTTTCCTTAAAATCGTATCGTCTGTCGTGGCCGTGATCGCCAAAGCGTTTTTAATATCGGCTATGCTACAATATGCGTTCATTAATACACCTTTTCACAGAATTGGCAGGCCTTTTGGCCTTCTTTGTTGACTTTGAGTTTCCAGCCGCACTCCGGGCACTCGTTCTTGGCCAGCGCTTCGGCTTCGATGCTCGGCTGTGCCTTATTGAAAGCAAGAATGTTTTTGAGTTCTTCCATTGTTAGGCCGCCGCGACAACTTTACTTAGCTGTGATAAAGGTTTGAAAACAATAAACCATCTTATCTTTCCTGTATTGGCCGCTGAGAAAGTGGCCTGCAAACTACCCGGAGTTAAAAGCCATGGCAGCATATTCACGGCCTGAATGACTGAGCCAGCCGTAACCGGGGTGAATACTCCCAATGCGGTATTGTCGATGTAATAAGTCGTGCCGACTGCATCGGTGTCAATTCTGACTGCTGTTGATAAAGCAATATCAGCCGCCGGGTCTGTGCAGGCGTGCTGAATAGTACACGTTGAGGCGTTGTTACCTATGATCGTGGCAACAATCCCGTAAAAGTGCGTCACCAAAACGGGCCCGCCCGAGATGGTGAACAGGTTATCGTCACCCAACGGACAGGAGCCGTCCGTCTTTTCGATACAGTGTTCAAGTAGATATGCTTCATTATATACAGTCATAAATTCACCTCGTTTTCAAGGCCCCGTACCAGGGCAGGACCAAGTTATTTCAATCCCCTGGCGATCTCATAAGCTGGAAAGGAGAAACCAGCCTATTAGCTCACGAATCTATCATAGATAGGTATGTGACTTTCGGTTAGCTTCTTTTCTTTGTTTAACTTTTTAAGAGAGTCAGAGATAATGTCCGCCGCCTTTTCCCCTATCTCGATTTCCTTGGGGATGTCGGCCTCCGACTTCCAGGCTATATTACCGTTGTCGTTTTTCAGTTCGAGTGCTGCATGTTCTTCTTCTGAAAAGGACAGGTCATCTTTTAACTTGCGAATAATCCTCAGAGTAGTAATATCACCCTCTTTCGGCATGATATTTAAGAGTATGAGCCTTTCAAAAACGCTTAATAACATAATTCTCCTTAATAAAATGTGGCCGTTTTAGCTACACGGCCAAAGGCGCTTAGTTTAAGCCCACTCGTGATTATCGAATACCGGTATGTAGTAATCGGTCCCGCCGATATCAATGAGCATGTGATAGGCTGTTTCGGTCAGGGTAATTGCGTGAACGTTGGCTACAAAACCATTCGAAGCCGAGTTTGTTGAGAACATGTAAGAATACCCAGAGGTATCTACAGTCTCAATACAGATGGCTGCGGTTTTGCCTGAGCCTGCGGTCATTCCTGAGGCGAAGTTGTTTGACAGTTTGATACCGCATACAACGCCGGTTGCCAGGATGGAAACATCCGCGGGGAGAGCGACCCATGACTCAAGTCCGCATACATACGTGTACTTTCCTGAGGCCGCACCAACTACGGGAGCGGCAGCGCCGCCCATTTCGTCATTCAGGTATATCCATCCGCCAGCGCCCGAGATGTTCATGTTGTCCTCAGTGGCTATGAGATCATATCCACCATAGAAAACACCTTCAAGGGCGGTTGCCGACCAGCCGGTTGCCCAGTCTACAGACTGAGTGAACGTGTGGCAGGATGACTCTATTCTGTCGGTAGGATCGTGGCCTCCGTCATTTGCGCCAACTACGAATGCGCGTGTCCTGCGTGTGCTCACGCCTGCGAGCGTGACCCTGGTGCCGAGTTCGAAGCCGTTCAAAGTGGGAGCGGTTCCGCACGTCGGCCAATTACCTATATGAACAGCACCGTTGCTGTCGCGTACCTGTTCGAATACTAATTTACCAGTGACCCATTTTGTCTTTACGTTAGTTACAGGCATATTACCTCCTAGCCATACCTTTCGGTTTTAGGCGTGGCTCGCCTTTTTTATTGGAAAGAGCAGATAATTTCCGCTCTTTCCTTTTGTTCTTGTTACGCTTGGGGATGGTCATCTCTTTAAGTAAGAGCGCCGGAATTTGTCTCCTGGGGATACTTCGGCCAGCATAGGGCGATTAATGTTCCAGTAATATCGCCGGACCCGCCGTCAGTAAAGGTCAGCCCAACGTACGGCTTGTCAGCCGTGGTCAGATCCTGAGATTCCACATCGACAATTAATGTCAGCGTGGAATGTGCTGTAGTGATTGCAAGGCCGGTTGATGCGAGGGCGGTTGTTGCGCCCATAGTGTCGGTGCCTGCGGCTGCGGTTAG